AGCCCCACTAGAGATAGTTCCGGCTGTTAAGTTGCGGCTGCTATCAATCACAGGTGTACCGTTTACTTCATAACCGCCGACGGCGTTTACGACTCCGGTGTTGCTAAAATCAACCTTGGAGACCGCATCAATGTAAAACTTGTAGTAATTATCACTATTGAACCACATCGTATCGTTTTCAATGCCCATTGCATACCATGTGGTAGCACCACTATCGTACAACGTAATCCTTGTCCCAGTAGCGTGATTGGCTGTATCTGGTGCGCCTACATTCCCTGACGTTTGCACTTTAAGCTGGCCGCTAAGTGTTAAAGCGGTTCCACTAAAAGCGCCTGTAAGCGTTCCACCAGCAAGAGGCAAATGGCCGACTTGCGAATAGTCGTATCCAGTTTTCCACTGCGTAGAATTGGATGCTGCGCCGTCAGCGTATATGGTGCCACTTGATAAAAAGTTCCCGCCGTTTACGAACGCCCAATTACTGCCAGCAACGCTAGGGTCATAGTCAATAAACAAAGTTGAACTTGCTAACGTAACGTCTGCATATATCTTGAAAGCAGTCGCGTTTGAAGCTGAGGAGTCTTGTAGGTATATCCCTGCTTCGCCGCCAGCCGACCGAAGATTCAAACTAGAATTAACTGTAACAGGGTGACTAAACTCAAACGTATCGCTCGCAGTCTTCCATTGGAGCGAGGCCGGATTACCTGCCGACACCGCGTCTTGGATAGTGATTCCACTATTATTCGCGGTGCTAGATGAATCACCCGTGGAATAGTTCAGGGTTATATTGGGGTCTTTCACCGTGAGGTTATCAGTATTTACGGTCGTAGTTGTCCCGCTCACCGTTAGGTTCTTAACCGTCAGCGTATCCGTGGAATCATTGAACGTGAAGTCAGAAGAAGCGCCTAAAGCTCCGTTGTTATTAAACTGAACCTGAGTGTTAGATCCCGCTGGCCCTGTTACTGCTCCTGCGTTTACTGTAACGCCGTTGATAGAAAGCGTTCCGTCAACGTCAACATCGCTATTGAAGTTTACATCGCCAGCGAATGCTAAAACGTTACCAGCATTAGGAACGAAGATTTGAAAATCTGGCGTTCCTGATAGGGTGGATATTCCATTATGGAACTCTATAGCAGATAGTTTCCTAATGGATCCGCCGTCTTCGTCAAAGCCGACAAATTTAAGAGTTGCAGTATCACCGACCTGAGCGGGGTTCTGTATACCAGCCCCAATTATTATCTCGCCTCCAGATATATTAGTTTGTCCGTCTAGCCCTATATATCTGGTGGCGTTATCCCAGCCTTGCCCACCCAACGCTATCGCAGAGCCATAATTCTCATGCTCATAAAGCGTTCCGCCAGGAATAGAGACAACCCTAGTTTCGGTTGTAGAAGGGCTGCCTGTTGACGGATACGGCGTGTAAGATCCGTTTGTTATAGTAGCGACAACCTTTATAAACTTAGCCCCAAAAGGCCAATCTACCGTAGGAGACGATGAGTCAACTCGCCAATTTAAATAGTACTCATCATCAACCACGTTATTAGGAGTGCCCAATGGTGAGTAGTAGTCATCTTCTTGGTATTCCCTATATTCTTCCCTTGTTAATAGCTTAGTTTCCCAATTGCCGCCACCAAGATCAAACTGCCTTACTACAATCGTATTATCCGACATAGACGGCTGGCCTACTCCAAGCGTTGAGCTTGTAAAAGTCGAAGACCTCCATGATGTCCAAGCTCCTGGCGTACCAGAGTATGAAGCCGTTGCATAAAACAGCTCTAATTTAACGGTGCTGACTATTGCGTTTCTTGAATTGGTTTGCCCTGAAATACTGCCTGACGTTAACGCCCCTAATTTATAGCTAACTACGAAGCTAGGTTGTATTACATCTATGTCGCTATCAAAGTAGAAATAATCTGAATTAGACCCAAGACTTCTAGCTGCGCTTACTACTCCAGGTGGCAATCTGCTAAGCGAGGAATAGACTTGCTCTTTTGCAGTAGTGAAGCTAACAAGATTGGCCTGTATGTTGAGATTATCACCGTCCCAGGTCAGAACTTTGCTTGATGCGTTCCCGACCGAGAACTTATACGCGTCGGTGTCATACCCAAGGAAAAACCCAGCTCCAGTATTGAACGAGGACATTGTGCCGCCGTACATCTTCCCATCTGAATTGACGTTTACTGATCCTGCGAAGGTTCCAGAAGTTGCTGTGATACCCCCGACTACTGAGAGACCCGACCCGTCGAACGAAATGTTGTTTGTCGCATTCCCTACTACAAACTTCCCGCCAGTAAGGTCAAAGAAAGACCCTGACTCAGTCCCGCTCGGAGCTGCGTCAGCATCAGGGACCGTTCCTCCTTTGAGTGTGCCACCTGTAATTGTTCCCAGGTCCGCAGTAATAGCTCCAAGTTCATCAACACTGAGAGCGGCCGCAGTTATCGTGTCATCTATAATTAGATCGCCAGCGAAGAACCCAGATATTGTGCCGAACGTGCTGCCGTCGTATTGATAGGCGGCTTGCTTGTTTGGACTAGAAGTTGTGTTGGTGACAACGACAATATCGCCGTCTGTCGGTGCTCTACCAAAAGCAGTGTTGAATGCCGCTGCGCTCGCCGGCGCATCCACGTTATCGTCTGCACTTGTCCTGGTAAACCTGAAAAACCCGTTAGAGTTAAGCAGATCACCTACAGCATAAGCCTGGGCCTGCCCGTCGTATACGTCAGTTCCCAATGTCGCTCCGACCGTAGCGTTGTTAGCCGGTCTTTCCCCAGTGGCGTCATCAACATCAAGCCACTGCACAGAATCAGCAACCTGGTCCGTGGTAATGACGGTCTCTGGCCCTACTACAGCACTTAACGCTGACTCATCTGTCGCTATACCTGTGCCAGATGACGATGTGCCGCTTGCGGTAGCCAGGAACGTATCTCCGTTTTCAACAGGCGCCGTAGCACCCAAAGTGACCCAGTTTGTCGTTCCTAGATTTCGTATTCTGTACGTCTGCCCGATAATGATATCCGTGGCAGCAATCTCGTTGTCATACAGAGAGGCCCTGACCCAGTAATATCTAGTTAGCGCCGAGCTAGGCAGTGAAAATGTTATCGCATCGTTCTTTGTGCGAAGCAATATTGACGAATCGCTAAAGTTACTTGTTGTGCTTTGATAGACGATTATGTCGTTAAAGACCGTATTGGGAACTGGGTTGTCCCAGGTTAAACGGACAAAATGCCCATCAACTACTGATTGCAAGGTTTGTGGCGCAGGAACCCCTGAGAATCCATCTGTGATAGATCCGTCAGACGCAATTTGCGAATAGTTTCCCGCAGGCATGTCTATATAGTTTGCCTCGGTGTCTTTTAGCATGGTTAGCGTGACTGCGCCTTCTGCCGAGAAGTTGAATCCGAGGATGACAAAAGGTGTTTGGTTGAAGCTTATTGAGTCTTGATCAGACCCAGCAAACTTATCAAGCGTGATCTTTACCCGGTCTCCAACTGTATAACGTAGAGCTTTTAGATTGCAGGGGAACTCGATTAACAATTGGTCGTTAGACCTGTTAATCATTTGATAGGTCAACCGCTGACACATGTATACGTCATTGGTCATAGGAAGCTCTACTTCCTTATAGAGGACCTCTCCTGCGTCCCTGGTCGCTATGTCTGTCAACTGAACTTCTGGGAATGCGACTTTCTTATGCAGATCTTCTGGGTTAAAGTGAGTACCCTTGATCGTGTTAAACCTGTCATCCCTGGTATTGGCCACGGTGATATTAATAGGGCCATTCAAATCGTCATCAGTAAGGATTGCGTCTGACTCGGGCTCTATATACTGACCGGCCTGCATTACATACTTGCCGCTAGAGTAGACAAGCGATCCATTCATCGAGCTCAGGATCTTGTTTATGTTCTGAGCGTGACTATCGGTTCCGTACAGGACGCCGTTACAGGTGAATCTCTTCTGAGTCTGCGAGTTTGGGATAGATACTAATGCATCTGAATAATCCGCTGAAGAGTGGACAGAGGCCCAGTCTA